TTTTTTTGCTTTCTGTCTATCTAAGAAAGTGAAAGTGTGCATCTTCCCCTTTTTGTCTTTAACGGTATAACCTTTTCTATCTTTCTTTACAATCTTACCAAATTGTTTGTTACCCTTTGAATCATAGAAGTCTAATTCAAGACCGACTCTTGCATCTTTTTCGGATTCTGTTCCCATCCCTTTTTGTGCAAGTGTTCTGTAGTTTTCGTTTATATCTTCCATGTCGGAATCTTCAGGTATGTATTCCATGTTTAAAAGTTCTTTGACTTTACCGAATGCTTCTTTGTATCTTCTACCTGACTGAGTGTTCATAGTGTATAGTAATTCGATTACTTCGTCTTTCTCTTTATCAGAAAGTCTATTGATTAGACTACCATACTTCTTAAATATGTCTGAACCTTTACCTTCACCGATTACTTCTTCGTTTGCAAATCTTAATGCGTTTTGAACTTCTTTTGATTTGAGGATTTTATCCCCGTAGAATTTTTTGATTTCTTTACGTGCAATATCCATCGCACCACCTAAGTCAAGTGCAACTTCTACTGCTTTCTTTATTTTTGAATCTGAGACTTTGTTTTTTCTGAAGTATTGTGCGACTTCACTACCTGTAAGTTTTTGTTTTCCATATGGGCCAAGTGCATTAACTTTCCCATCTTTGTCTAGAATTTGTTTTGCTTCTTGGAAGATATTCATATCAAGTCCTATGCGTTTAAGATATCATCGATGAATCTCTCTGCATCATCCTCGTTTTTGATTTCACCTTCATCAAAACCCCATGCGAGTAATTCGTCTTCAACTTTAGATGGTAAATCTTTTCTACCTTTCATAAAGTTTTCGATGTCTCTTTTATATTTTGAAACTAATTTTTTCCAATCGTTATCTCTTGGATATAACTTTATAACTTTTTGAATGTTTTCGTCTAACAGTTCTTCGTTAACTTTTTTTTTTACTTCAAGGTCTTCACTCTTACCTTTGTAATTTGCATCAACGTAATCAAAGAATTCTTTCTTTTTCTTTTCATCTTTGAAATCAGCAGGTGAATCAACACCAAACTTCTTTAATGCTTTTGCAAAGAAAATTTCGTATTCGTTAGACTCTTCAAGTCTTTGTCTTGCAGCATCTACAAGTGATTTTGGTAAATCATGTATCATTGTTTGAGTTCCCCTTTTTCGAAGTAGTCAAACATTTTCTGTTTACCTTCTTCATTCAGTTTTAATTGTTTTGCAAGTCTACCTAACATATTTCTTTCTGTTAGTTTCTCTACTGTCTTTTCGAGTTTTTCTTCTGAAACTGTTTCTTCTTCAACCTGAACTTCATTTTTTAATGGTTTTACACCTTGGTCTTTGAACATCTTCATTAACTGATTGTTTGTTGCAAGTTTGATTTTGTTATCTTTACCAAGTGCTTTTACAGTTTTTAAAAATCCTTGTGGATTTTGTTTCTGCATTGACTGAACAACTTTAACACCAGTCATGTTTAACATTTTTGCAACACCATAACCAGCATCTTTATCACCTTTAAGATTGAATAATTTATCAATCATTTCTCCAGCAGATGCCTCAAGTATTACTTCTTCGTCAATGTTTACTGACTCTAGGTCTTCTATCTCAGGGAGTGTATCTTCTTCAAATCCTGTAGATAATTCTTGTTCGATTTCTTCATCGAGAATCTCATCTGCAGTCTTCTCTACACTACCTTCCTTTAAAGCAATGTGATTACGGACTTGTTCAAGTTTCTCTTTCCAGTTTTCTGATTTATAACTCATAGTCTATTATTTATATAATTGGAAACCTTACTACAAGGTCTCCTATACCCTTTATTACTCTATGGTAAGTGTATCTAGGTATGTGATACTCTTTACCTATCTCTAATTCTTGAGGAAGTTCATCTTCCTTTTGCAGTTTCCAATCTGAACCACTCAATATATGTATGGTTCTATTCTGACGGTCTCTATGCCAGATTAATTCATCTGCATTTACATCCTCAGAAAACGTTCTAACAACGTATTTGTCAAGCGTCCCGTGTTTGGTATATTCCTTTTCAGTGTAAGGTTTAGTCGTCAACTTCGGGGTCGTAGTTATCAGTTTTTTGGTTATATCCATAAAAACTTCCTTCCTTTTCAATGTCAAAAATACCATGCACAAAGTTCTCTGCAACATTCTCTGCATAAGTTTCAGAATGTTTATGAACTTGTCTTGTCTCTTTCAAGTCGTCTCTGTATAGGTCGACTTCAAACCCTTCTTTCTCTCTGCGAATGACTGCTTTTCTACCTTCATTCCAATATTCACTAATCACTGTATTCATATTATACTCCTATATTACCAAAAAAATGAACCTCCACCACTTAAACCTAATTGTTTTGCATAGTGAGGTAATCTACATGCCCAATATGATGCTTTAGTTTTATCATTTTGTTGGTCACACTTGTGTCTTGCAGCAAAAGATTTTCTTGCATCTTTATTGTTAAGTTTTACTTTGAGACCTGTTGTGTCTCCCCATGTAATCTTTTTGACTTTGTCTCCGTCTTTCACATAGACGTAATATTTTTTTGGCCCACCGACTTTTGGTTTGTTGAGTTCAGGTTGTTTTTCCTTTTCCTCTACTATCATCGGACAATCGAGAGGGACTAATTCACCCTCATATACTTCAAATTCACCCAAATCAGTTTCTAGGATTTGTTTGTCGACTTCTGTAAGTGTGTATCGACCTTCTGCAACCAGTTTACGTGCTTCTTTGATGGTCTCAAAATACATCATAGAACCTAACCTAAACGGATTGTCTAATAAGTTTGTTTTCTCCTGTTGGAGTGTATCAAGTGTTTCACTGATTGCGATTTGATGAAATGTTTTCATTATTTTACTTTTGCGGCGAGGTCTTTATCAGCACCACCCCATGTTCCTTTTGATTTAGTAGCAAAACTATTCACTCTTGCATGTCCCCATTGGACTGCTGTTGTGCCTGGTCTATGACCACCTTGCCATGCCTTCACACCTCTATTGAACACTTGTTTTAAAATACCAAAAGGTATTCCTGTTTTGTCTGCTTTCTTTCTAAGAGATGCATCAGGACTTTCTTCTAATTCCTCTTCTTCAACTTCTGCGACTGATTCTTCTGCAAGAGATACTTCAAACTCTTCGTTATAAGGGAAACCTTTCAGAGGATTTTGGAACACTTGACTGAAGTGTTTCTTTTTCTTTTCTTTTGCTTCCTCGTGATATGCTTTTTGTTTCTCTTTGATATAGATATCTACTGCTTGACCTGGCGTATCATTTTGATATGCGATACGTGTTTCATCTGTTCCCTGTTCATGAACTCCGTTATCAGTCCAGTTTCCTAGTTTACTTTCCATCTTCTCTTCTCCATCTTTGAATCATTTCTCTAAGTCTTGGTTCTTTTCTATTGTATTTTTGTGATACAATCGATAGATTAGACTTATCGTTATTCATAGGATTATTGTCCTTATGATGAACATCTTTACCTTTGATATCTTTTCTGTCTTTTAAACTTCTACGTGCTTCATTTCTTTTTGCACGTCTTTTGATTTGTTCGGGTTTAGAGTGGTAATTTGCATACTCTTTCTTATAGTCTCTTTCTTCCTGTTGAGAATCTCTTTCTTTTTCTGCAGTTTTTCTTTGTGCTTCTCTTTCTTTTTTGATTCTCTCGTCTTCTGTTTCTTTTTCTTTTGCAAGGTCAGCACGTTGCATTTCTCTTTCGTGTCTATCTTTAAGTGCTTCTAATTCCTGTTCTTGATTTGCTTTTAGACTTTCTAATTCTTCTGCATGTTTTGCTTTCAGAACTGCAGCATCAACAGTTGCGTTCTCTTGTAATGCATCACCCATTCTTAAAAATAGAGTTCCTTTCTTTTGTTCTTTATCTGATACAGTCATTCCAACCATTTTTGCAATTTGATTTACAAGTTTTACACCATCTGACTCTCTCTTTCTATATAAGTTTTCCATTTTCTTTTGGATTTCTTTTGCAACTGTTTTTATAACTTGATGTGCTGGTGCAACTAATTTACCTTCTTCTAGTTGTTCACCCATAACTAAACCTGATAACTGTTGTGCAATTACTACGAGTTGTGATTGTTGCAATGATGCAAGGACTTCCATTTGTTTTCTAGTAAGACCTTTGACTTTAGATAATGCTTTTTTAACATCTACCTTTTCTTCTACTGATTCACCTTTTGCACGTTTGATTTGGTCATCTGTAGGTGCTCCTTTTGCACCTTTAGGTCTCATCTTTTCACCTCTTGCTCTTTTTGCACGGATGTTATCCCATAGACCTTCGTCCATGTCTTCACCATACATTTTTGCAAATTTCTTAGTGTGTTGAGAAGGTTTAGTTTTTGCATCCTTATCGCCAGGAGCAGGTTCCGTGCTACCACCTTTTCTAAAATGTGCTGCACGTTTATCCTTTGTAGACTTAGACATTTCATCCCCGTCAGCATCTTTTGCATAATACTTTTTAGGTTGAGTGCCCTTTTTATCCTCAACATCTTTATCCTGTTGAGTTCGTCTTAACTTTTCTCTTAAATCTTCTAACATACTACTATTTAGGTCTTTTTAGACTGTAATTCCTGTTCTCTCCATTTTAGAGCAGGTTTGTTTGAAGGGAATGAAGTAGTCCACCCCAATAATTTTGCATAGAGACTATTTGCTTTCTTTTCAAGTGTTGCAAAATCATCGTCATTTTTTACTTCAACAAAATCTTTATCGAATATCTTTTTGAGATTTTTTGCGTTTTCTTGTGCTTTTTCCCAATCTTTTTGCACAATATTATGTGGTAATTTTCTAGGTCTTGCATTGTTTCTTGCGAGTGCATTTTGTAAACTTGCATTAACAAATATCATTTTAGATTCGTATCCTAACTTGTCTAACATTGTTTTGTATGCTTTTACCTTTGTAAGGTTTGCACTTGTAGTGTCAAAAATCATTCCAAGTCTACCATCAATATATGCATCCATATTCTTTGCAGTAATCTTTTTTGCTTTTGCACGGATTGGGTCTACTTTACTAAAGTCTGCACCTCTAAGGTCAAGTGTAAGTCCTGCTTTTTTAAGTCCGTTCTCGAATGCTTTATCTGTATTGACAAGTTTAAGACCAAGTGCCTTTAAAGATAATTTATCTACGACTGTAGATTTACCTGAACCTGGCCCACCTGAGAAGAAAACTGCTTTAAATACGCCTGGGTCATAGACTCCTTCCTGTATTAAATCTTCCATCATGTAGTGTGGAAGTGTTCCTTCTGCAATACCCATTCCTTTACGAATTTGTTTGTAAAGTTTTTCTGCGAATCTTTTACCTGTAGATGGGACACCTTCTTTGAATGAATCAAAATCACCCTTCTCTGCAAACTCTCTCATTTTACTTGCAGACATACCTGATACATCATCTGCATCGGGGTCTCTTTCACCAGCAGACACTACAAGTATTTCATTGAACTTATAGAATCCATGTCTACCTTTTACTGAATTGTATTTTTTGATGATGTTGTCAAACTCTCTAACTCTATCAGAACCTACAACCATTTTAATCCTAGTGTATTTCTTATCATATAGGAATACTAGAATTTGAAATATTTGTTTTACGTCTGCATCAATTACAGTTACCTTTTTACCAAAGAATGCTTTTAAAAATTTTATTTTATCTCTATGAGTAAGTGGATTCTTTTGTGAATCATTTGAATGTGATGAGAATAATAAAACATCACCATATGCTTTCATTGAATTAAGTTTGTTGACTAACTTTTCATGTCCTGTAGTGGGTGGATTGAATCGACCAAAGGTAAATACTACACCTTTATCTTTTGCCTCTCTCATGAATGTGTTAAACTTCTTTCCCATTATTTGTCCCAATTCTTTTGTGCTGTAAAGTTATTAAATGCAAACTCCATTCTATCTACGAGTTTAACAGCACTTCCTGTTCTATCGATTGCAACATATCCTTCAGGATTTACTGCTTCAAAACCTTTATCAGTCTTTTTGAAAGTTCCGATACTCTTTATTCTATTTAGTCCAGTGATGATAATCTGTTTTGCTTCTACTAGATAACCCATAAAGTCTGTCAAGTTTTCGATAAGTTTTTTAAGACCTCTCATTTCTGCGTAAAGTTGGTCACCTATTTCTGTTTTGATTTGTTTAGTTTTTTCCATTTTAACTTTTGCAACTACTTTATCTCTCCAATATGACTCAAAAAATTTCATATAATCACTATAAGAAGGATTGTATTTACCTGCTCTGATGAGTGTATTGCAATATGTCTTGTATGAACCACCAGCACCCTTTTGGAGTATGGTTTCTTGCACTTTCATAAACTTTTCTAAATCTTTCTTTTTTATACCATGGAATGCTTTACCTACTGCAGAAAGTTTTGAAGTAAGTGCAAGTGTTTCTTTTGCAGTGAGTGTAGAATTACCTGATACATCTTTGTATGATGCATCATCGACCCATACGTCTCTACTTCTACCTAAAGTAGAAATGTTAGCACCAAAAGATGCAGATAGGTCTTCAATTGAACTTCCAGTGTAAGTAGTGTGAAATACTATTCCCATTTTTGCATCATCAATTTCTTTTCCTAATACGGAATCTTTTTGAACTGCATATAAGATGGTATTTGGTTGGAAAGTTATAAAGTCTTCGCCGTTTATTTTTTGTGATTTTTTATCATCCGTAAACATCAAATCACCTTGCATGACATTTGACCATGATAATTTGGATAGATATTTAAAAGAGGTTAGGAACTTTTCCTGTAATTGACCTGAAAGACTTGAATCGTCCTTAATTTCTTGTTCTGTTGTGTAGAATTTAGGTTCTTTATTAAATAGTGATTTTTTTGCAACAAAGAATCTACCATCTTCAGGATGTTTGCCACAAAAAATTGCAGGAGCACCGTCCCATTTGACTGTCATGTTAACTGAAGAGTTAGAATTACCCTTCATCATATCTCGAAGACCTCGTAAGAAGTTTATAGCACCACGACCACCATCAATCCCTTGATTGATGATTTCGTCTTCAAGATGTTCTAAATGTAGATTTTTTGCACCCATAATAGTAGATTATACACCATTTTCTATGTGTTTGTCTACTATTTATGTAATTTTAAAAGGTAATCTTTAAGCAGGGTCTGCTTGCATTGTAGCGAGAGTCGCTTCTTCGGTTGTAAGTTCAGATTGTTTGTTAGAGATATATGTTGCCCAGTCACCATTAACATCTTGTTCATAACCGACATCATACTCCATTTCAAACTTCCACCAATCCCACATTATATCTTTAATGTTTCCATCTGCATCAAGTTCTCCTGTTGTAGCAGGTTCTGTTGCAATACTACCGTCTGCATTATATAAAACACCTGATGAAACATGATTTGGATGATTTGTTCTCCAATCTGCCCAGTATTCAGCACGAGTTCCATTCCAAACTGGAACTTTGAGATTTACTCCTTGGAAATCGTATGAAACACCTTGTTTCCATTTGATGTCTTCTTTTAATGCATCAACTACTTGTTGTTGAACTGCGATTTGTTGAACTGTATATGGCATATATTTCTCCTATATGTCTTTATTTATAATTTTGGTAGTGGTTGACTACGTATTTTTGAGTCTAAATTTGTAATTTTTTTCTTAATTTTTCCACGTTCTTTAGAATCATCGACTTCCCTCAGTTTCTTCTTGAGTTCGATTTTTCTTTGGATGTCCTTGATTACATCCATATGTGTTGTATTACTCATATTTTAAAGTTGTTTCAAATTCTTTCATATGCAATTTATCTAGGATATAGTTACCACTTATTGTTATTCTCTCCTCATCAGAAGAGTAAAAAGGGTGGACAAAATGTTGCTGATTTGCTGGAAATAATAACATAGTTCCTTCCCATGTCTTATCTACTGATAAGTGTAAAACTTGTGGTATTCCTTCATGATTACATGCAATTATACCAAAATTACCATTTACATTATTTTCTCTTATTTTATTAGCGTCTTCTTCTTTTAAGTATTCATAATACGTTGGGTGGACAAATTGTCTTCTATCAAAAAATGATTCTTCATTCTTAAGAGAATAAGGTATCTTTATAAACATCACCATACTAAAATGTCCATTATGAGTATGTGGAGGATTGAATTCATGTTTTTTTTGATAATTAATCCATAGAGATTCTTGTTTCCACCTTCTCACATATCCATTTCTATCTTCACCCATAATAAAATCATAATGTGGTCTTGGCATTTCTGACCTATTCCAAACATCTGTTGCTGATGTAAAGATAGGAAGTATACTTGGATGTGTATAACCATAATCCACATAATATTCTCTAATTAAAACATTTACAAAATCTCTTACAGAGTGTTGTATTTCTTTATCATCAATGTGGTATTCATCTTTTAAATGACCCGCCAATCGACTTGATGCATCTGTTCCTACTGATTCTCTTGAATCAACTAATTGAGATATTATTCTTTGATATATATTATCAGGAATTTTAGCATGTAAAATTCCACTGTTAGGTATGGGTAAAGGACTACTTATCATATCTTCAAATCACTAAATTTATCTTTTCCTCTATCAAAGACTGGAACATCATCATTATAAGTCACTGCATTATCAATCAGTTCTTCTTGTGCCTCTTGTTCACAATCATAGAGTTTCATTCTACTTCTATCGATTCCAATAACAAACCTTTTGAATATGGTTGGGTCATTGTATCGATTCTTTAACTGTTTGACTACCAACTGGTCTAGTTCTTCTAGTT